CTTGGCGTAAAATTTATGAACAGTATTTAATAAATCCAAATAACGAAGCATTTGTGGTCGAGAAAAACAAATTAAATATGAATCCCGAATTTGGAAACTATTCGGATTATATCGTTCTTACGGAATTACTGCTCAACCGTAATAAAGTGTTGGTTCTTAATCATTCGGATTACCAGCAAAACAAAAAATCTGCATAATATGCCAGCAGTATTATTAGATCAAAGCATTGTCGGAGGTAAGGTTACCGCAACCCAATCCACGGTTTTTGCAAATGGTAAAGCTATTGTCGTGGATCAAGATCCAATAGCTTCTCATGGTGCCGGAGTCCATTCAAGCGCCAAGATGATAGAAAAATCGACCAAGGTTTTTATTGGTGGTAAGGGTGTTTCTCGGTCGGGGGATAAGGCGTCCTGCGGTCACGTTGCAGCATCTACCGCAACGGTTAATTGTGGGTAAACACTTATAAATAGGTAACTCATGGCTATATTACAAGACCCTCTTTCAGATAAATCGGTATTGGCTCGGAGAGCCGCGATTGTCTCCAAGAATCGTCAATATACCGACTTGGATCTATCCTTACAGATATATCCGATTGTGAGAGAAGAAGGACAGCTTGGTGATATTGTTCCATTGATAGATATTGATGCCGTAAGAGCAGCCGTAAAGAACCTAGTTCTTACAAACTATAATGAGCGTCCTTTTCAGCCGAAACTCGGTTCCAATTTAAGATCGCTACTGTTCGAACCAGCCGACCGGCTCACGGCAATTGCCATCAGAGAATCAATTAAACGAGTAATTGCTCAGTACGAGCCTCGCGTTGATTCGGTAACAATTCAAATTATAGATGATTCCGACCGCAATCGGTATAATGTTACAATCGGCTTCAGAGTTATTACCATCGATACGGAAGTCAACATTTCAGTTTATTTAGTACGTCTTCGCTAAACCTTTTTCTTATGGCACAATTTAATGTAACCGAACTAGACTTTGATAAAATCAAAGCAAACATCAAGGAGCACTTTAAACTTCAGTCAAAGTACAATGACTGGAACTTTGAGGGGTCGGGTCTGTCGGTGCTTTTAGACGTTCTGGCATATAACACGCATTACAATGCGATGCTGGCTCACTTCTCAATGAATGAGACCTTTTTAGATACTGCACAGATTCGTGGCAATGTAGTCTCACACGCCAAACTGTTGGGATACACGCCTCGTTCCACTCTTGCTGCAACCGCAAAGGTTAGGGTCGTCGTATCGCCATCAAATCTATTAAATGCACCGGCAGAGCTTCAACTGAATCGCGGTACTCGTTTTACGTCAATTATTGATTCTACCAAATATAACTTTGTAAATTTAGAACCTCTTACAACTGCACGTAACTCGGATAACAAGTATGTATTCGACGAGGTTACCTTGAAGGAAGGCACTTTAAAGAGAATGTTGTATCGCGTGGATACATCATTACCCTCACAAAAATTTGAGATTCCGGACACTAACATTGATACTACCACACTCCGCGTCCGTCTTAAAGCCAACGAAACATCCAACGATTACACAATCTATACTAAATTCAGCACTCTTCTGAACATTGGTCCGGAATCTCTTATCTATTTTATTCAAGAAAATGCCGCTGGAAAATATGAAATCTATTTCGGGGATGATACTCTTGGAAATAGACCACAATCAAATCAGATTGTCGAGGTTGAATACATTTATACCAGTGGTGATGCAGCAAACAATGGCTCCGTAGTAAATGCATACGATAATGTGGGAGCTTATGGTACATTCCAAGGTTATTCAAAAGAGTATGTTGCAACAACACTACTCGCCGCCACACCTCTTACATACGGGGGCGCACAGAGAGAATCAATTGAATCAATCAAATTCAATGCTCCAATTACCTTTGTATCTCAAAATCGTGCCGTAACCGCCGATGATTACCGTGCAATTATTCTAAAAGAATTTGGCGGTATCAGTTCAATTTCTGTTTGGGGTGGTGAGGATTCTATTATACCAAACTACGGCAAGGTATTTATTTCGGTCAAACCAAACGGTCCGGACGGTACCGTACTCAACGAAGTTCAGAGGACTCAAATTATTTCTACGATTCTGAAGGGTAAGAATGTTGTTTCCATTACTCCCGTCATCGTTGATCCTGAATACTCATATCTTAAATTGGAAGTGTTTTTTAAGTACAATCCAAATTTAACCGACCGCACTAAGATTGAATTACAGTCATTAGTACGCCAGACCATTAGCGACTATAATGATGACAATCTGAATAAATTCGACGGTGTATTTAGATATTCTCAGTTATCGAAGAACATTGATTCGGCCGATCCATCAATCCTAAATTCTTTAATCCGCGTGTATATGTACAGGGATTTTACTCCGGTCGTTGGAAAACTAAATTCTGTAACTCTTGATTTCTCTGCTCCTATTTACAAATCAAGTACCTCCGAGGAAGTAATCGAATCAACATCATTCCTACAAAATGGTATCGAATACTATTTTTCAGATTCACCTACAACAAATACAGATCCAACAAAACGTGTCGAATACGGAGACCGTACCGTGTATATCTACCGTTTAGTTTCTGGCAATAAGATAAGAATCCGCGACGCCGGCAAAATTTATCTTTCCGAAGGTAGAGTTATTATTGACAATTTTATTCCAGATTCCGCAACACCAATTCGTATTACGGCAACACCAAACTCGAACGATCTAGCCCCAAAGAGAAATCAACTATTACAGGTTTCTATGGCGGCAACATCCGTAACAGGTGAAATTGATACAATCGCTGTTGCCGGTACTGCGGGAGCTATTAATTACACCACAACCTCTCGCCACCGTTAATTATTATGCTACATACCGTCGAAAGTATTGCCAGCACGCGTAAAAAGACAAAAGAGACGGTTCGTATTGAATCTCTCTTTCCCGATGAACTACGTGAAAATTCTAAGGTTCTTATTGATCTTTTAAAAGATTACTATGAACATATGAATGAGCGCGGGATGCCGAGCTACGAAATTGATTCAATTAATGAGGTCCGCGACATTGATAGTGCCGATTATGAGTATTTGGATCTAATTCAAAAGGAAATTGCATTTTCAGTTCCTCGTACAGTTGTTGCCGATAAGGTTAAATTGTATAAGAATCTAATGCGATATTATACGATCCGCGGTTCTACGGATTCGGTCGAATTGTTTTTTAAGATTCTGTTCTCCGACAACGTCGAGGTATATTATCCTCGTGAAGATATGTTGGTTCCTTCATCCGGTACATGGGATACAATATCTCGTAGACCGGCTAAGGTAAAGTTGTTCGACCAAAAACAACTGATGAAATTTAGTGTTGTTTTAGAAAGCGTAACGGGTTCAATGAATTCATTCACTAAAGGTGAAACAGTTACGGGTTCCGAGATTGGTGTAACAGCAATTGTTGATTCCTATGTGGGTGACGTTCTCACCTTAAAAGGTATTAGAATTCCGGCGGGATATGATCCATCTCTTACAAACGGATTCATAAAAGGTGAAACGGTTTCTGGAAATTATACCTATATTACAGTTGCCCCAGGCACCCCATGGACGCACCCCGATAGCGGCGTTGAGTATTATGGTTATTATCACGCGGGAGAAACTGTTTCAATCAAGGATAGTTCCGACAATCAAATAGCAACTGCGTATGTCGTAAGTTTCTCTGATGATATTTTGGCTTGCAGAATCATTACAGCAGATAGTGGTATTGGTACGGGCCTGACGGGCGCCGATTCAGTTGTTTCAAGCAGAGTTACGACGATCCAAAGCGATCCGAATGATATTAATACCCGACATGATATGCCGGGTGAAAACCGTTCGTTCATAAGTGCCGAAATAAATTCCGGTGCCATACTTTCAATCTACCAGGACGGCAACATTCTAATTCAGTTTGAATTAGCCGACTCTCCGAGCCCAGGATTTTATACCATCGGAGAAAGAATCACTGGAAGCGTCTCGGAGTCCTTTGCAACTGTTACGGCGTATAACTCTACCACAAATACTCTTGTAGTTAAAAACCCATCGGGTAATTTTAACATATTAGACCAATTGGTTGGTGAGGATGACAATAGAAATTTCATATCAATTTACACTCCTGGAAAGTATCTAGATAGTAATGGATTCCTTTCTGATATTAAGAAGCTACAAGATTCTTATTTCTATCAACAATTCTCCTATGTTATTAGAACTGGTCAGACTGTAAGTGCATGGAGAAATGAATTTAATCGTCTTGTCCACCCAGCCGGATTTATTTTCTTCGGAGAGGTTCTGATCCTTCTAAAACTCTTGAATGATGGCGAAACTTATCAGGTAATTAAACAAAACCGTTTAAAGGATCCCGAAACCGGCGAGATGTTACCACTCGCCGATGCCACCGATGCCGATGTCACCGATCCGAATCTTTTAAGAGAGTGGTTGGCTTCAAAGATGACAAAATATCAACCAGGCCTCATCGGTCTTGAAGATATTCCTCTCCTGGTCCTTTCACAGGTAATTAGAGACATCAATTACATTATTACCGCGGAAACTCTTTCGGATAATGCATTCTTTATCCCTGGCGAGATTGTTGTGGGTCAGACCTCCGGTGTTACTGCCGAGGTACAGATGTTTGAATCTATCAAGTATTATACCACTGTCGGCGATCAAGATCGTATTGGTACTGAAATTGTAAATGGTGAAACGCTATATGTTAAACGTAAGTACGGGCATACTGTTCTCCGTAATGTAAGTGCGAATTCTCTCGGCATTAAGGACTTCTATGAAGGTGAGACTCTAATCGGTCAGACTTCGGGGACTTCTAAGGTCATTACTTCTGGAATTCAATCGGATGCGCCGATTCAGACCTACTACCTTGATCTAAGCGGTTCCAATGTAAAACGCTACCGTCCAGGCGAATATGTTACCCTTTATGACGGTGAGACCAGAGTTGCAAGAGCCAAAGTGAGAGCCTATAACTATACGACAAAATCCCTTGCAATTGAAGATTTAGACGGTACCATTACCTCTGCGGATAGCATCGAGGGGCAAAAATCATATGCGTCACATACCGTTGATGATTACTTTACCGGCGCATATCGTACGATGCACAGCGGTAAAGCAACATGGGATTGGACGGATATTGTTCTTATCCTTCAACTTGTAGCCCAAAATTCAAATCAAAGAGGCATACTAAAATCAAATTATTCAAAACAGCTTAAATTCTTTGATGAAACACCAATTTCCGATTACTCAGATTACGTCATCGGAAATGATATAAATAATTCAATAAACTGGAATAACGTCGGATCCTCGATCGAACTCTACTAATTTCTTCTATGTCAGCAATCATTACCTCACAATTCCGTCTGGAAAACGCAAACAATTTTATTGCTTCAACAGCCGATGTATCCAACAGCGTATATGTCTTCATTGGTAAGTCGGACGCATGGTCTACTTCCAAAGACATTAATACCGATAGCACTGCTACGACTCCGCTGGATACGATTTCCGACATAAATGATGCGTGGCAGAATATGATTGCCATGAAAAAGGTGAACTCCAGTCAGATCATTAATCTTTCGCCGCGTCACAATTGGACATCGGGTCTTGGTTATACTCCGTGGGATGACGGTGATAATGACATTTTTACTAAAGAGTTCTATGCCATTACCGATGAATTTAAGGTTTACAAGTGCATTCGCGCCGGTACTGGTGCCTCTGTAAACAAACCAACACATACCGAACTGTATCCACAATTTGAAGCAGATGGATACCTTTGGAAGTATATGTTCACCATCTCTCTTTCCGATGGTTCTAAATTCCTTACAAATTTCTATATTCCAGTAAAAACCGTTATTGATGATGGCGATTTAAATGATGAAGATCAAATTAAATTTACTAATCAGCAACAAAGTATTGCCAACCTAAATGGTAAAATCTACCGTTACAAAGTTCTAAATGGCGGTGCCGGTTATAGCCAAGCCAATCCACCAACAGTAATTATTCGTGGCAATGGAACTGCAGCTGCAGCCACAGCAACAGTGGATTCAAGTGGTGTTATTACCGATGTAAGGGTAAGAACCTCAAGCGGTACATTTGAGGGTAATGCAGGATCCGGTTATACAGTAGCATTTGTCGAGTTAAACACGGGCGCATATGGCGGCAGTGGTGCAATCATTCAACCTGTTCTTTCTCCGGCTCAGGGTCACGGTTCGGATCCAGTAAAAGAACTTGGAGCCTTCTTTATTGGTATTAATGTTCGTCTTGAAGAGGATGACGGCTCCGGTGACTTTATTGTTGAAAATAGCTTCAGACAGATTGGTATCATCAAGAATCCAAAGACGATTGCAGGTGCTGCAGCAACCGAACAAACATATTCCGCATTAAAAACAATGACTTTTGGTAGCACTGTTGACACTGGTATTCAGGTAACAGATTATATCGTTGGACAAGATTCTGGTGCAATTGCATTTGTTGATGCATATGACGTGCCATCAGGCCAGTTAAAGTATCACCAAAATGATAAAACCGGTTACACCGCATTTATGGTAGATGAATTTGTTAATGGAACTGGCGACGTCGGTGAAGCTGAAATTGTTTCTCTTGGAAATCCCGAAGTACAAAGATTTAGCGGCGAGATTCTATTCCTTGAAAACAGAAAGGCCATTAATCGTACGTTATCTCAGATCGAAGACGTAAAGATCATCATTGAATTCTAATTTAATTCTGTACTACTATGCCTCTTAAAGTATTCCCACTTGCTCCGTATTATGATGATTTCAATCAAGAAAAGAATTATCAAAGAATTCTTTTCAAGCCTGGTTATTCAATACAAGCAAGAGAGTTAACCCAGCTTCAGACATCCATCCAAGCACAGATTGACCGTTTCGGTCGTCACGTATTCAAGGATGGGTCTTCTGTCATTGGTGGTGAGGCATCATTGGATACCGCATTTGCGTTTGTTAAAATTGAATCTGGTTTTGATTACAGTTCTGGCTTACCATATGATTCGGTAACTCAATCGGCAAACGGTAACTTTATCGGAAGAACCCTTACCGGCGAGTTCACTGGAATTACTGCTACCGTCATTGATTATACTCCGTACATCGACGAAAATAATCCATTAACTCTTTACATTCATTATACCTCGTCGAATTCCGAAACGACTTTAAATGCTGCTGGTATTGACAAATCATTTTACGCTCAGGAAGTTCTGGTTCTTTCTCGAACTCCAGAAGAAATTGCTGCTGCCGATGAGCCATTCCGGGTAAAAGTAAAAGCCGCAAATACACTCCCTATTGGTAAAGGTACCCGCGTTACAGTATCGGAAGGCGTATTCTTTGTATCCGGTAATTTTGTTTACACGCCACAAAGTTCAGTAATTCTTTCAAAATACAATCCGGTTGGTTCGGGTCGTATTGTTTATGCAGTAACCGAAGGTATTGTTACAGCCGGCGAAGGTGAAGCATCTTCACTTTTTGATAATTCTATTGGCACTCCAAATACTGCGGCTCCAGGTGCCGATCGTTATCAGATTTCACTTGAGCTCCAGGTGCAGCCATATCAGTTTGCCGACCGCACAGAAAATAACATCATTCAATTGATGGTTATTAAAGACGGTAGAGTAGTATCTAAAGCCCGTACTCAATATTCGGAACTTGGTGATATTCTTGCCCAACGAACATTTGAGGAATCCGGAAATTATACAGTACGACCATTCCAAATCAATATTCGACAATATCTAAATGCAAATTCAAATGGCGGTCTCTATACTGCGGACCAGATTGGTTCAAATGTACGCAATCTTGGCGGTCTCACGGCTGCTGCGTATGGTGAAAAGCGTTTGGCTGTTGGCATTGAACCATCTATTGCTTATGTAAATGGCTACCGTATTGAACTTCTGGATACTAAATACGTTGAGGTTCCGAAAGCCCGCGAAAAGGATACCTTTGACGGCGCAGTTTTAAATGCTCTTGTTGGTAATTACGTTTACATTACCCTTGCTACAAATTCTGGTCTTCCAGACATTAACGGTTTCACTAGAATCACACTTAAAAATTCTGGATCCACAACTATTGGATTTGCTCGTGCTCGTGCCATGACGCCTTCTGGCGTCGGTGTTTATCGTTTATATCTATTTGATATTCAGATGAACGCTGGGCAGTCATTCAGCTCAACGGCAACTCTTGAAAGTTCTGTCGATGGGTATGACTTCTCTGGTAACATTTCTGGCTCTGCAATTCTTCAAGAAACCGCGAATAATTCACTTCTCTTTAAACTGCCCGTTGACGTTGTTGATGATGTAAGCGATGTTGCCTATTATACCCTTAGATCATACGACGACGTTGTAAGTTCTGGAACATGGACTAAATCAGGCGACACCAATGAGTTTTTCCCTCGGGGTGATGCAGCCGATTATATTGCAGTAGATACTACTACAGGTCTACGTTATACTCCATTAACCGTTAGCGCACCTGATGAACATCCGACTACCCGCAATAATACACTTACTCTTACATTTAATAGTGCAACAAACGGTCATAACGTAAGAGTTATTGCATTGGCTCGTCGCAGAAAAGCCAGAAAGGTAAAGAGTCTTACTACACCAGAGCCGTTAAATATCACCTCTCCGTCAAACACAATTTCTCTTGGGGTTACGGATCTATTTGAGGTAACGGCAATTTATGATTCCGAAAATCCAACTGCAGACGCAACTACTTTAAGCAAAAATGTTACCGAAAACTATATTGTAGATAATGGTCAGCGCGACAATTTTTATGATGTAGCAAAAATTCAATTAAAAGCAACCGCTTCGGCTCCTACAGGAAAACTTCGAATTGAGTTTAAGCATTTTACTCATAGCACCGGTGACTATTTCAGCCGCAATTCATATTTGATCGATTATTCTTTGATTCCTGCATTTCAATCGTCGAAGGGCTTAATTCAGCTCCGCGATGCAATTGATTTCCGTCCTTCCAAGAACGGTGCAGATGAAACTACCTTTACGGATGGCGATCTAACATCAATGGTAAGCCCAAACAGTCTGTTCGAAGCAGACCTTGACTATTATCTCTCTCGCGTAGATAAAATCTTTGTGGATAAGAAGGGTAATTTTGGAGTTGTCGAAGGTATTTCAGCAATTTCTCCAACACCTCCACAGGATCCAAACGATTCAATGGTTCTTTATACCATTCGTCTTGGTGCATATACCTTTGGCGGTGAAGACATCATTCCTACAATGGTGGACAATAAACGCTATACAATGCGTGATATTGGTAAGATCGAGAAACGTGTTTCAAAACTAGAATACTATACCTCTCTGTCACTCCTCGAGAAGGATACGACCGACCGCCAGATTCTTGCAAATGATGGTATCGCTCAACGGTATAAGAACGGATTTGTGGTTGATAGCTTCTATGGTCACAGCATTGGTGCCGTAACTCATCCAGACTACCGTTGCTCTATTGATAAAGCAAACGGTCGTCTCCGCCCATCATTCCATCAGGACAATGTCCGTCTTACATGGAATTCATCTCCTCTGAGCAATACAACAAATGTAAGAAAATCAAGTTCATTAATTACACTTGATTACACTCAGCAAGCTCTTATTTCTCAGCCATATGCTTCTATGGCAGAATTTGTAAATCCATACAATGTATTTACATGGAAGGGTGACATGACACTTTCTCCGGAATCAGATGAATGGAAGGAAACCCAACGTCGTCCGGAAGTTGTAATTGACCAATCGGGAACATACGATTCTCTCCGTTACGGAGCAGAAGAAGATGGTGTCATCGGTACGGTATGGAACGAATGGCAGGATAATTGGACCGGCGTATCTTCGGAATCCGCAATTACAAATATTGATAACGATTACAATTCGTACAAGAGAACTTCAACAACCACACTTACTACAACCACTCGCACCGAACAGGCTCGCAGTGGTATCCGTACCTCGGTTGTTCCGGATACAGTTACAACCGATATGGGTGACCGTACGGTTGAAATTAACTTTGTTCCTTTCATTCGTTCCCGCATGATTTACTTCAGAGCGGACGGTTTAAAGCCGAATACAAAGCTACATGCATTTTTTGATAATACTCTTGTCGACCAATATGTCCACGAGGAGGCATATCAAGTTTATTCTTCACGCACCGATAATACCAATTACATTAATGCGACTCAACACCCCGATTATGTAACCGGCACACTCCTTGAAACGGATGAAGCAGGAAGAATAGCCGGTTCATTTATTATTCCGAGCACAAGTTCGGTCAAATTTAAGACTGGAGTTCGTATTTTCCGTCTTACCGATAGCGAAACAAACGATAGAGTCAAAGAATCGACAGGCGCAGAAGCCGTTTACGATGCTCGTGGTCTTCTTGAAACTAAAGAAAATGTAGTTGTTTCAACACGGGTTCCGCGCATTACCCGAACTCAAATCGGTGAAAACCGCACGGTCACTAATACATCACGTTCGAATACATCGTCGGAGACTGATATTCAAAGACCGCCTTTACCGCCGTCGGTAATTGTAAATCCTACCGATGATAATAGTGGTTACAGGGTCGGGCCAATGCCAACTGTCGAACCACCGCCAGCACCATGGACGTGGCTTTTAGCCCCACCTTGGTTGGATAATTCGGCCGGAGCTCCATCGCTTATTGTCGATGGGACCGTTCCTGCAGGCGAGACAACTTATACCGATTATACCGAGGTTCCACCGGATACGGAATCTCTTATCTCACCACCCGAAGCGATTGTAATTCCAGTTGTTGAGGAAGATAATACTCCGACCGAAACAACTCTGATTCCGCCATCAGAGCCGTGGGAATGGGATGTGTTTAGTCAGGATGCACACCAAATTAAGTGGGTTGATCCTCTTGCACAGAGTTTCCTCATTGACCTTCAAGGTGGAGCATTTATTACGTCCTTGGATCTATACTTTAAGGATAAAGATGAAAATCTCCCTATCACTCTTGACATTAGAGTTATGGAGAATGGTATTCCCACTCCACGGGTTGTACCTTTCTCAGTTGTAAAGGCTTCTGCAGATAATATTCTTGTCTCGGAAGATGCAACCGTACCGACACGCTTTAACTTTGAAGCTCCGGTTCATCTTCTTCAGGGTGTTGAATACTGTTTCGTTCTTATCTCCAACTCGGACAAATATAAAGTTTGGGTATCGGAAGTTGGTGGATATGATATTACAAATCCAGCCTTCCGTATTACAAGCCAACCGCATTTGGGTGTTATGTTTAAGTCCCAAAATGCTTCAACATGGACACCGGATCAAACACGAGATATTAAATTCGTAATGAATCGTGCTGTATTCTATTCGACTGGCACTGTTGTTCTGAATGAATTACCGCTTCCATTAAGAGCATTAAAGGTAAACCCATTGACCACAACAAGCTCAAGCAGGGATGTTATTGTATTCCATAAGAATCACGGGCACAAAAATGGTTCAAAGGTAACGATTTCTGGGATTACATCTGCGGTCAATGGTATTCCTATCATTGAATTAAATAAAACACACACCGTAAGCGATGTTGAAATCGACAGTTATGTTATTACCGTCGCAACAACTTCCGCTACCTCCAGTGGGCTTTCTGGCGGATCGGCAGTTGTCGCAACAGAAAACAGAATGTTCGATGTTCTGAATCCTATTGTACAACAACTCATTCTTCCCGATACCGATCTTTACTGGAGTGTTCAGACGACCCAGGGAAAATCCCTTGCCGGTGGTGAATCATTCGGTGAATTGGTAGCCCCAGAAGATGCACCTTATGTTAAGGTAAACGATAATACATTCTTTACTACACCACGGGTCATTCTATCCGAACCAGAAAGAACCAATATACCAGGTCTCAATAACAGTTTTATTCTGGAGGGCACTCTGGTAAGTCTCAGAAATAACATTTCTCCGGTAATCGACCTTGATCGTCTATCACTCATTACGATTTCAAACCGTATTGACAATCCGTATATTCCAAGCAGCGATAGTACCCTGGGCGATGATGAAAATGAGGTCCGTAACCCAATCTCCGAAGAAACATCGGTCGGCGGGTCGGCACTTGCAAAGTACATTACCCGTAAGGTTGAACTGAATGATCCGGCTTCCGCCCTCAAGATCTATTTCTTGGCAAATCGTCCGGCAGCATCCGACATTAAGGTATATTATAAGGTCGCATATCACCCTGACGTGGACTTTGAAGCCCTTGGGTGGAAGGAAGGACAGCCTGATGCTGAAATTCCAATATCCGATGATCCAAATAATTATCTTGAAATTGAATATACGATCGGCGACAATGTAGGTGAACTCGACGGTAACTTTACTGCCTTTGCAATTAAGGTCGTATTCATCTCATCTAATTCGTCTCAAATTCCAACCCTTCGTGACTTCAGAGCGGTTGCAGTTACCTAATGAATAAACCTTCATCTGCAACTCGTGCTACGGTTATTGACAATCCCATGTTTGAGCGGGATATGTCAACAAAGGCTGTAATAAATAGAAACCATACAGAATACTCAAAACGTCTCGCATATAAAAATGCAAGTAAGAAAAAAGAAGAAGAACTTCAGACCCTAAAATCTGAAGTTCAGGCGCTCAAAGAACTTGTCAATTCCCTTATAGCTTCAAGATAAAGAACATCATGCCAACCGAAGTCCTACGCACAGATACATTTGAAACATGGCGCCAAAAAAGCAATACCATTTCTGCCGATATTGGTACGACTTCGGCACTTGATTCAAACCTAATTAACAAGACAATCACTCTCACCGAAACCGGTAATTACGTGGCTGGTCAGGTTGTTACTGGTTCGCTATCTGGCGTAACAGCCACAGTTGTTTCTATTAATGGTACAATTCTGACTGTTAAAAATGTTTCTGCTGGTACCTTTATTGATCGTAGTGTTCAGAAGTCCTATATGTCGGTCGTGAATGGTTCTGGATCCTATACTCCAGGAGCCACAATTACAGGTTCGATTTCAGGAGCAACTGCAAAGGTATTTTCATTCAATTCCGTTGATAGCACCCTGGTAATCTATAACATTACCAGTGCATTTCAATCTTCTCCTCCAGAAAATATTGTTCAAGGTGGAACAACCCGCCAATTAATCGGAGTCATTTTAAATAACTCATCTGATTCCGGTGAAAATATTGTTCAGGCTTCCCCATCGGTATCAAAACAATTAAAGAGTTTTAACAGGGATGTCGTTGCTTCTCTGAATGAACATCAGTCTGATATTGGTATTGTTGAAAATCTTGTTACTTCTTCAAAGATTTTAGTAAATGCCGTAAATGAATTAAAGGATGATAGCATCACATTTAACGGAAACAAAACATTTTCTGGTAATACATTATTCAGCGGTACCGTAGGCATTTCCGGTAATACAACTCTGAGTGGTTTACTTACATTAGGTTCCACAAGTAATATTGCGGTCAATACTAATAAATTTACGGTCGCCGCTTCAAGTGGTAATACTCTTATTGCCGGAACCTTGGGTGTTACTGGTCAAACAACCATTGGAGCTCTATCCGCAACGAGTGGTACATTTTCTGGTACTTTAGGAGTTACTGGCCAATCAACGATTGGTGTTCTATCTGCGACCAACGGTTCTTTTTCAGGAACTCTATCAGCGAGTGGTATAGGATCTTTTTCAACAGGGTTACAAGGTACAACAGTATTAGCTAACGGTTTTGCTTTAAGAGCAGCCGCCGATTCAACAAATGCTGCAGCACTTATCCAATTTACAAATAATGCGGCAACTGTTGAGTGGTCTAGATTAACCGCAACGAACGGTTTAATTACAGTTTCCACTGCATTAACCTCAACTGGTAATTTTGTTGTTGGCTCTAATAAATTTACGGTTAACGCTTCGACTGGTGATACTGCTGTTGCAGGAACTCTGAGTGTCAATGCGATTACTTTGACTGGTTCGCCCCCATCCGGTGTAAATTCCATTACTGCATCAAATGCAGTATTCAGCGGAGCAGTATCAACCGGAAATACATCAGTTAACGGAACCTTAAGTTCCACGGGTAATTTTACTGCTGGTCTTGGTGCAGCACTCCCGTTCACATATAATGCATCGACTGGACAGGTAATTGTTAAAGGTGGTCTCAAAATTGAAGGTCTTACAGAAATCGGTTCGACAACTTATACTCCTGCTTGGTCGGGTATTACGGGTAAACCTTCTCCGGTCATTACTGTCGCCATTACGGGTGATGTGGTCGGTACCGCATTACCCATAACATTGACAGAGTTGGCAGCTGGCACATATACCGCGACGGTTGGTACCACAGCAAGAGCTAATCTTCCTCTTACGTCGCCCTCGCTTACCACTCCATTAATTGGCGGCGCAGGGGCAAATTTCTCCGGTTCGTCGAGTGGTCAACTGAATCTTAAGGCGACTGCTGCAGCAGGTTCCGGCGTTGTTATTACTCTTCCAGCAACTACAGGAACTGTTGTAACAACTGGTGATTCTCAAACTGTTACGAATGCGATGTTGACCGGTTCGATTGCTAACAGCAAATTGATCAATAGTTCTGTTACCGTATCGGCTGGTACAGGTTTGGGCGGCGGCGGAGCTGTATCACTGGGTGGTTCTGTTACCCTTACAAATGCAGGCGTTACTTCGGCTGCTGGTGGTACCGGCATTTTAGTAAATACGTCTACGGGCGCAATTACCATATCACACAGTTCCACTTCGAATTTGAGTGGCGCTCAGGGCGGTAACGGTATTAGATCAATTACTGTTGATTCTTTTGGGCATGTTACTGCGGTAACTACAGCAACATATATCACAGACGTCACATCCGCATTGGGTTACACCCCTTACAATGGCAGTACAAATCCAAACGGTTATATCACATCTTCTGCTCTTTCAGGTTATGCAACTGAAACATATGTAACTACAAGAGGTTATATTACATCTGCAGCTCTTGCGGGTTATGCAACTGAAACATATGTAACTACAAGAGGTTATGCAACTGAAAGCTATGTAACTACAAGAGGTTATATTACTTCTGCAGCTCTTTCAGGTTATGCAACTGAAAGCTATGTAACTTCAAGAGGTTACATTACAGGTATCACAAGCGCAAATGTTACAACGGCACTTAGTTATACTCCTTACAATGGCGCCACAAATCCAAACGGTTATATTACATCTGCCGGATCTTGCGCATTTGCAACATCCAGCGGTAGCACATCGGGCAATGCTGGTTCCGCTACGGTGCTTCAAACTGCGCGTAGCATTAATGGCGTATCTTTTAACGGTAGTGCTAGCATCACAGTTCCTGCAGCTGCAGGAACATTAACCGGAAACACCTTAGCAAGTGGAGTAACCGCATCATCTCTAACATCAGTCGGTACTTTAAATGGTCTTGTTGTAACTGGTACAATTACAGCAACGGGCGACATTACTGCCGGAACTTCGGATGATCGACTCAAGACTCGTTTTGGGAACATTCCAGATGCTCTGAATAAAGTTCTTCAACTCAACGGATTCTATTATACACACAACAAGACTGCTCAACAATTGGGTCTTGTAAATAAAGGTCAGCGAGTTGGTGTTTCTGCTCAAGAAGTTCTTAAGGTTCTTCCGGAAGTTATTAGGGATGCTCCGGTTGATGAATCGTATATGACGGTTGATTATGCCAAGATGGTTCCGCTTCTCATTGAAGCGATCAAAGGTCTCAACGCAAAAGTTGAAAGTCTTGAAGCTCAATTAAAGAAGTAATATGGCACTACGCACACAATTTCCTCTTTCGGCATTTGAGATTCGTGATGAACTTGGTATAGCGTCAAATTTGTCTATTTCAATGTTATCGGACGCCGTACGAACATTAGCCGGACAACCGACAGGAGATGTTAAGTTTTCTGAATTACTCGGAAAGAGTAATAGAACACCGTTGTTTGATGTCTTGGTTGTTGCAGGCGGCGGCGGAGGCGCAGGCAGATCCAGTTTTGCTGGCGGCGGTGGTGGCGGTGGTGGTGTCATATATACTTCCGATTATTCGGTATCGGCTGGTACTACCTATAATATAACCGTCGGTGGCGGAGGTACTCGTGCGACAGCTGTTCCAGAGGTCAATGCGACTTCTGGACAAAATTCAAGCTTTGCATCAATTGTGACAATTGGTGGTGGCGCTGGTTCTTTCGGAAATGACGGCGGAATAGATGGTGGCTCGGGCGGCGGCACTGCACTTTTTCAGTTCCCAGGAGGTCTGGGTACTCCGGGTCAAGGTAACAATGGTGCCGCTGGGACTGGTTTTGCTGCCGGCGGTGGTGGCGGAGCAACTTCTGCTGCTTCTTTCATAGAATATGGAACGACATTAGGAGGAAATGGTGGCAACGGATTAGTTACGAGTATTAGTGGAACATCGCTAACATACGGCGGTGGCGGCGGTGGCGGTGGTTATAGTAACAGCGGCGGCGCGGGTGGTGGTAGCGGAGGAAGCGGCGCCGGGGCGGGCGCCGCGGCGGGCACACCATTTGCAAATCAAGGCGGCGGTGGCGGTGGAGCGCCTGGTCAAGAAGGTGATGGTCTCGTCCTCGGAAGTAGCGGTGCAGCCGGTGTTGTGATTATATCATATCCTCAACAATATTCGAATGCAGCATCGGTATCTGGATCATTTACTCTCACCATTGCCAATGGTAGAAAAATCTACAAATGGACAAGTGGTTCGGGCAGTATTACGTTCTAATTGATCAATAAATTATTAATATAAATAGAAGCAATCCATGGCAGTATTTGCAAACATTTCAATCGATCAGGGTTCCGACTTTTCTTCTACTATTACCGTTGAAGGCGGAGATGGTTTAGTCGTGAATCTTGATGGTTACAGCGCCAGAGGACAGATCCGGAAGACATATACTTCGCTCACTGCAATAGATTTTGAAGCTGCAGTTCAATCCGAAGAATCCGGCACACTTATAATTTCATTAACAAACGAACAGACGCGGATAATGAAGCCTGGTCGCTACGTTTATGACGTAGAGATTGTTCATGATGTTTCGGGTAGTGTTACACGTGTAGTAGAAGGACAAGTGGAAATTACTCCAGGAGTCACTCAACCAATAGTCTAACATGAGTCAACCAATCAGAGCAACAGTTGCACTTAACCCAGGTATACAAGCAAAAGTTGTAGCCCTCGGCAAACCTATCTCGCTCGCAGAACTATCTGACATGGATCTATCCCAAGCATCGGATGGAGCCCTGCTCATTTACAACGGCACCCGCCACAAATTCGTAGCTACAACAGAAGCCAACAACCCTAACACAATCGTTAGCGGTGGTTACTTTTAATCTTTAATTCTTAAAAATTATGTCAACTCCAGTTAAAGGAACAACACTCCTCACACGTTACAGTACCGCTAATGGTCAACCAGGTACAAACGTACTTAAACAAGGTGAATTAGCTTATTCATTCCTAGCTCATACCGATTCTGGTCTTGGCGCTGGTGGAGATAAACTCTACATCGGCTTCGGAACTCCTAATGTTGATCCGGTAGTCATCGGCGGTAAGTATTTTACCGACATGATGGATCATACCCGTGGTACCCTTACCGCGGATTCTGCAATCCTTGTTGATGTTAACAGCTGGGTTACTAATATCAAGACGGGAGGTCTTCAACTTGGTACCACTGGTAATTCTAACCAAACCGTAACGGCAATCATTACCTCGGGTCTTGATTATCAATCACTTGACACCGAACTTCCAACAGCAAGAGCTGTCTTCGATGCTATTACCGATGGTTCAAACATTTTCCTCAATAACCTCGGAGATGTTCAAATTAATGGTAGCGGTCTTGGTGATGCACAGGTTCTCATTTACGACAACGGTGCCGAACAATGGAAGAATCAATCAATTGACGGCGATGCCACAATTGACAATACCGGCGAACTGACTCTTGCGACTGTACTTGGTACCGCAGCAGGCGAATACGGTAATGCTGGTGCAATTCCGGTTATTACTGTTAACGAAAAGGGTCTTGTTACCGCAATTCATACCGTATCGGTTTCTACCGCAATTGAAATCAACGGAGACTTTGCATCAACCGCAAGCCTCGACATCCTCAATAAGTCACTTGACTTCATTGGCGGCGACGGTATTGATGTCACTATTGCTCTCGACAGTGGCGGCAATGTAAATGTTTCAGTCGCAATTGATGAAACTGTTGCAACAGACGCCGACAAACTTGATTTCTTTACTGCCACATCTTCTGCAGAACTTGCAGGAGTTATTACCGATGAGACCGGTTACGATACCGACAACTCTGGTGCAAAGCTTGTATTCAACAATAGCCCAACAATCAATGACGCAATCGTTGCTGGTACCGCACAAATTGATCTATTCAATGATACGGCGACCGCGGTAAGCGCCTTCGGTGCAGCCACTTCTATCAGCATCGGTGCCGGCACCGGTGATACCGTTGTTAACCATAACCTTATTGTTGCTGGTAACCTTACCGTCAATGGTAGCACAACTCAGGTAAATACAACCGTCACCACCCTTACCGATCCGGTAATGGAACTTGCTTCAAATGCAACTGCTGGTGGCGATGCAAATGACCGCGGTATTGCTTTCTACTATGGCCAAGGTGGCGTAGTGAAGGAAGGCTTCTTCGGTATGGATATGCAAAGCAAACGCTTTGTATTTCAAACTGAAACCGGTTCAAGCGGCACCTCAGGCTCCGGCGTAAATGAATTCACTACACCTTGGGGTGATGCAGAATTTAATGGCCTCTATGTTGTTGTTTCCGAAGTTGGAAACATTAAACTTGGCGGCGACGGTACACTCAATACAATCACCACAACTACTGGTGATCTAATTGTTAATTCCGACACCGGCGAAATTGTATTCGGTATTACCAATGGTAGTGCAGGTTGGGCAGCCACAACAAATGTTACCGTAAGTGGTAACCTTACTGTTGATGGAACTCTTACCCTCAGCACTACTCCGCTCGAGGTTACCTCTGGCGGTACCGGACTCGATGCTCTTACTGGTAATGCCTTCGTAATTACTACGGAAGGTTCTACCGGCGTTGCTCCGGCTCTGGACTTTGTTACCTACACGTCCGTTAATGGAAGTGTTGGTATCCTTCAGATTAATGCTGAAGGTCATCCAGAAGTTTCCGACATTATTGACGGCGGAACCTACTAAGGTTTCCCACTGGGTCCCGTCACGCGGCGGGACCCAATTTTTTCATTATACATAATACAATACCATGGCTGTCGGCACAATTCTAAAACACAGAAGAAGTTCAACAAGAGATGCGGTTCCGAGTATCGGAGACCTTTCTCTTGGCGAATTGGCACTTAATACAGCAGACGGTTATGTTTATTTGCGTCGTAAGGATACGGGTCTTGCAATTGACGAGGTTGTAAGACTCCGCGCGAGTTCTCTTTCGGGGTCCGGAGAGAATTTCTCATTTGAAAAGGGACTAATTCTGAGTTCCGCGAATCAATTAATTGATAGCTTTCCGGTTACGGAATACCGTACAATTAAATACGTTCTCCAGCTATCATACGGAGCAGACTTCCACTCGACCGAGTTGCTGTTGCTTCAAGATGGTACAACAGTTTACACTACGGAATACGCCGTAATTCAAACTGATCTAAGTTTAGGTGTTTTTTCTTCGATTATCGAAGGCGGTCTTGTAAAGCTTAAATTGAGCCCGACATTTACGAATACAATAGTGAAAGGTTTTCGTACGGGTGTAGCGGTTTAAGGTTTACTTTTAAAAAGGGTTGATATATAGTAGTAGCTAATTGAGTTACTACTTATGAAAAACTTTGTAAAATCTGCTTTGCAGGATGGCGGTGCCATCAAGCCATTAATTGTTCCAGCAAACCTCACGAAGGGTACTGGACTTATGAATCCATCCATCTTTAATGATGGTGGTAAACTTAAGGTTGTAATTCGCCACGTGAATTATACCTTCTATCACTCCGAGAACAAACTGTTCTTGCATCCTTGGGGTCCACTGACCTATCTACATCCCGAGAACGACCAGCATCTCCGTACGGAAAACTACTACGGCGAGTTGGACAACTCGAATGATCTTAACCTCACCCGAGTCACAAAGATTGATATGAGTTTCGGTGATACCTATGAGCCCAAATGGGAATTTGTGGGTCTTGAGGATGCAAGACTCGTTCGTTGGGACGGCAAACTGTTTATTACTGGCGTCCGTAGAGATACCACGACCAACGGTCAGGGTCGCATGGAACTTTCGGAGATTCAAGTATCCAATGATACCGTAAAGGAAGTATCTCGCTTCCGTATTCCGACGCCGATTGATCCGAATTCATATTGTGAAAAGAACTGGATGCCAATCCTCGACAAACCGTATCACTTCATTAAATGGTGCGGACCCACGGAGATTGTAAAAGCAATTCCAGAAACACAGGGTTGCGAACGAGTACTGTTGGCTCAAAATCATGCCGAACTCCGACGTGACCTCCGAGGTGGTACTCAAGCCGTCAAGATTGGCAATCATTATGTTGCGATCACTCATGAGGTCGACCTCTTTAAATCCGATGTCGGCCGCAAGGATGCGGTGTATCATCACCGTTGGGTCATGTGGGATGAGAACTGGAACATTGTGAAATACTCCAAAGAGTTCTTCTTTCTTGACGCACAGGTTGAATTTGCAATTGGTATGTGCTTGGTCGATGAAAAGAATGTCGCAATTACCTTTGGTTTCCAGGATAATGCAGCCTATGTGTTCCGTTGCCCGATTTCTACAATCATGAACTTCATTGAGGAGAATAACAAATGAACCGCACCACAATCATTAATTATCTAATTGCCAAGTGCAAAGCTCAATCCTATCTTGAGATTGGCGTATGGAATGGGCATAACTTTGACAATATTGTTTGCGCCAAACGTGTTGGTGTTGACCCGTTTCCGGAGAAATTAAAGAATCCGGAACTCTGTGAGGTCATGACCTCGGACGAATTCTTTGCTCAGAATACCGAGAAGTTTGATGTGATCTTTATTGATGGGCTTCATCATGCCGATCAGGTCTTTAAGGACCTCAAGAATGCCGCAGAGTGTCTGAATCCGAATGGTTACATTGTGTGCCATGATATGAATCCATTGACTCAACGGGCTCAGGAGATTCCATATTCTGGACAGGGTATGTGGAACGGAGATTGCTGGAAAGC